TTCTCTTTGTCGATCTCCCAGCCTTCGCCTTGCGGCCCATCCGGCTTCTCCCAGATCCCGATGGGATCGGCAAAGCCGTCCCGTACCCGGATAGCCACGAGGGCCGTCGCGTCGTCGGTCTTACCACCGTCGAAGCCGAGTGCGATCTCGTCCTTGGGGGAGAAGTGCTCGTCGTCCTTGCGGAGCGGGTCCCAGGTTTCGGGGCCGTGGAGAGCTTCCTCTTCGGCCACGATCTGGTTGAGCCAAACGCGGCGCGACCTCGCCTGACCCATCGTGCCATTCGCAATGGACTGAATGATCGGCTCAACCTTCAGCCACACCGCGTCGCCCCGGATCTTCGGGATGACGATACGTAGAGCCTCGGCGGTAAGCGGAGTGCTCGGGTGTGCCTCAACGGAGTCGTACATGAAGCCAATGTCAGCGGTGCGGCCTTCGAGAATCCCCTCGTAGGCGAGCCGCATGTCTTCGGCCACAGAATCTTCGCCGGGAATGTAGGCGTTGGTGATGGCGAGGTAGCGTGAGTCCATCTTCGTCGCGTTGCCGTCGATCACCTGGTACATGTGATCGCCGTTATTGCCACGAATCCAGTGATGGGTTTCGTTCAACACAATAAAGGTCGAACGCCCGCCCTCTAGCGAGCGATAACTGCTCGTGACAGCCTCTAGCCGCTGGCGCCCACCATGGGCGCGGATAAGTTCGATGCCGGGACTAATGTCATAGTCGGCGATGAAGAGGTCGGACATCAGGCCGGGGAAAAGGGTGAAGGTGTTGCGAGTCTGGTCACGTGAAACCGCGGCGACCTGAACCCACGCTTGCGGGTGGGCGATACCCACGGGGTCGCCATTGGCGTCCCAGTGAGAGAATCGGGACGGGCCGACAAACTCAACGAGGCTGATGACTGCTAAGAGCGGGTCCTTGCCTTTCTAGCCCCAGCCCTTGCAGCGCTGGATGGTTCCGGTGCGATAACTAAAACGACCGGAAGCGTCAACGCTGTACCACGCGAGGACCGTGCGCAACTGTTCGGGCGTAAACTTCCACGGCTGGCCGTTATTGCCGAGAAGGTACTTGGAGCACCATCCGGCAATCTGCCACCCGAGAGTATGTTCAGGCAAGACCCAACTACCATCTTCATTACGCTTCCACGTAGGTCCGATATAGATGGGGTCCAGTGCGTCGATCTCTTCTGGGGTTAGGGCTGAGATTTGGAATCACCTCCTCGCAAAGTTACGCGGCGGAGGCGGACTCCACTCGTTTGATCTTCCACAACTTCCACTCACTCAGAAGTTTGTTGAACTTAGATATGTTGCAGCGGCGACAGGCGGGCAGGATGTTTGCGATAGCATGACGCCCCATCCGAGTGATAGGAATGACGTGATCCATTTCCAGCTTCTCGGACTTCTCTCCGCAGTAGGCGCAGCAGTAGCCGTACTGTCGCTTCAGTTTTTCCCAGTCGCCACCCGTGAAGTTGCAATAGCCGGGATTGGCCTTCAGTGACGCATATCGTCGCCCGTGCCAGATCGCCAAGTGCGGCGCGTTGTCCGCACGCCATTGCTCTGCGTAGTGCTGGCGACATAATCCATCACTGGACCGCGCAACCGTTTCGGAGCAATCGGGCGACAGGCATGGAATGACCTTCGCCTTTGGGTAGAAGTTTGCGTCGCCATATCGCCTCTCGCGATTGGCGTGCGCATGGCAGAGTCCGCGCGAGGTGGCCGTGGCGTCGCAATTGTCGGCCCGGCAAGTCCCTGTCTGCCATGTCCGCGACGGCCCACCGCCGAGCGGGTCTCCGTGTCGCAGCCGGCGGTTGTAGTGCGACGAGCAGAGTTCGCGAAACAGCATCGGTTTGGAGCAGGCGGGTATTGTGCAGGTCATTCGAGGCCCAGATCGGTGCGGTATTCCGCAATCGCCAGCACCGTCGCGGACTCTACCTCTGGCGCGGGTGCCGTGAGTTCGATACGCACTCGGCGTCGATCACCCTCCGTCACAAGCAGGCGCTCCATTGCAGAGTAAATCGTCTGGAGCATTTGGCCGCTACGCTTGTAATACTCCTCGCCATCTCGATTGACGAGGGGCGACTTGTAGTAGCTGAGATCCTCAGCGAGCGAATATGCCAGCGACCAATCACTTTGCTGATAGAAGTCCGCCTGACCAGATACCTTCAGCGAGTTATACCAACGCTTAGCGATCGGATGCCACTTACTGTCAGCGGCGGGAATGCGCACTTTGCGAAGTTCGCCTTTAGTGACCGGCACGACATCCTTGCCCTTGCGCTCGCGCGGCCGGGCCAGGTCTTCGGACCTATTCGGTACGGGTCCACTCATTGCCGATCACCTCCTCTTGATGTCTGGGTTGGGGCGAGGCCGCTCATACCTGGCCCCGCCCCACCGTTCTCCATGCGGGAGTCGAACCCGCGACCTGGCGCACGCAAGCGACGCCCGCTCCGCCTCTGAGCTAATGGAGAAGTAAACTCAACGCTTTTTGAGCGATGGATAGCGCTTGTACACCTTCGCCTTGATCGTCCTGATGCTGCCGAAGGTGTCGCGCCTTGCTCCGTAAGACAGCGCCGCTCGGGCTCGTTTCTTCGTGTCTATGGGATAGGCGCGTTTCTTCGGATACACGAATGCACTCTTCGGCAGTGACCTGCGCTTGGCAGCCTTCACGGTTACTTCCTATCTAAAGTTATGCGATCCTTGTTTCTGCTTCCGGCTTGGATCGCGATTCAATGCCGGTCTTCCTTGATGGGAAGAAGTCTCGGCGCTGGACGGAGCGAATACGTGTAGCGTCGCTCAAACATCCAGCGCCAGGAGCGCGGGGGAGGAGAGAGGAGGAATCCTCAACCCTGCGCTCGACAGGCGCTACAGCAAGCCAGGATTCGGCTCGGAGCGCCTGAGTTATGCCGCCGCCATTTGTCGGCGGGCCCTTGCGTTGGCGTTGCTACAGAATCTACAGCCGCGCTTGCCACTCGACGCGACCTGAACGAGTGGCCGACCGCAGGCGTGATGTGTAGCGTCTCTATTTCTCCAAACGACTGCGCTCGGAGCACGGAGGACATTCTCCGTATGTGTCACCTGCTCCAGGTGTTCGGGGTTAACACAGGCGCGATTGCGACAGAGGTGGTCGATCTCAAACCCGCTCCGTAGCGTCTCTCGCAAGACTGACATCGCGACACGATGTGCGCGGTCCATGCGCCCCATCCACTTGAACTTGCCATATCCCCTGTCGAGGTAGCCAGTCCACGCCCAGCAACCAGACGGAGTGACCTCAACTTTGTCCCAGAATCTCATGGGCAATCTCTGGTCATTCAGCACCGTATCGACCTCCCTCTAGAGGAGGCCGGGGTGGCGCTCCGTTCTTCGGAATCTGCGGTCAACGCGCCGGCGTGCTGCGGCGCGAGCAACTCCACCCTCGGCGGAGCTCTTGGCTTGATGGTGGAAGTCGCACAGCGCCCGCAGGTTGGCGTCGCCGTGGTCATCGCCGGGGCGAATGTGGTCAACGTCGGTCGCCAGCTCCTCGCATCGGACGCCATCGTGGCGCCAGGTGCAGCGGTAGCCATCCCTGACAAGGGTGCGGCGGCGGATCGTAGGCCAGTTGTCCGGAAGGCGCTCGCGCCGGTTCGATCCTCGCCACTGGGCCATGTTGCTCCCCTCGCGCGCGCACTAGCGGTAAGGGTTAGCAGTTAGGCGATGCTTCAGCACCCCTACCTCCTACCGGTTAGCCGCTACACCAGCACTTCTACCCCTACCGCTAACTGCTAACTGTTTACGCTTACCCTTACGTCTATATAAGGGGAGTTGGGCGAGACGTTTTACAACCAACCTGCCCATGTGATCTACGTCACACTAGCAAGACAGAGCGCCGGCGAAGGGCGTTTGCGCTGGTCAGCGGTTTGGGCAGCGGCGAAGTGGAAGTTTCGCTAGTTGGACAGCTGGGAGCCGCTTCGCGGCTCGCCAGGCGCTTCGGGTTGGCTGGTTGGGGCCCCGGAGGGGCCCGTCAGGGGCTCACCGTTAGAC